TATAACTCCTTCCATCCGATACTTGAATTGCAAAAGACAAGAGTCGCGCCTGCGTCTGTAACCAGCTCGCCATCGTCTGCCGTTGAATTAATGTTTGAGCTGTTTCGGGCGACAGTGACTGTGCCTGCTCCAGCGTTTTCTATAAATACTATGTTGCCTGCTGCCGGACTTGCGGGGAGCGTTATCGTTACTGCGCTGCTTGAGTTTACAATTAGCTGATCACGGGTGACTGCGGTGTATGCTGTAGTCTTAATAGAAAAATCATTGAAAGCACCGCCTACTCCTACGGCTAATTTGGCAGATGTAATAGAGCCGTCAACTATCTTAGAGGTAGTTACATTCGCATCGAGAATCTTTGCTGTGGTGACTGCGCCATCAACAATCTTAGCTGTCGATACAGTGTTATCGCTTGGAACGCCTACACTAGTCACCGAAATTGCCGCTACCATAATCTCAATAACTGCTCCAGCGTAAGGAGCCTCACTAAAGGTTACGACAGCGGGACTTGCGCTAGATACTGCATAAGTTGCTTTGTTTTGGTAGACACCCGAAATATAAACTAGCGTATTATTTTCTGTTGTTGCAGAACTTAAACTAAACGTAAGGTCTGAGCCATCGCCCGTAAAGCTGTTTAGCGTCAGGTCAGCCGCACCTCCACCAATAGAACCCCAAGCACCGGCTTGGTAGCCTTCAAACTCAGCGGTAGTAGAGTTGTATCTGAACATCCCGTTCGCAGGACTGCCATTCCTTTGTGCTGTTGTACCGTTGGGTACTTTTACAGAATCTGTACCGCTTAGAGTTAGGTTGGAAAACGTAGGGCTATTAGTAGTCGCAACACCTTGGTTCAAAGCCTTAACAGATGCAATAGCCGTTAGTTCGCTATCCATTAACGCGCCAGCGGCTGTTACGTTTGTAGCATCGGTGACATCTGCCGAGGCTTCTATGCCATCAACTTTAGTACCTTGTGCCGCTGTAGCATAAGCAGTGGCCGCTGTGGTAGCTGCTGTGCCTAATCCTAAGTTTGTTCTCGCTGCGCCTGCGTTATTAAGATCACTCAGATTATTCGCTTGCAGCGCAGCACCAGAAAGACTGGCATAAGCATTCACCCAGGCACTACCTTCATACACTTTCATCGAGTCGCTAGTCGTGTCGAAATACAACATACCAGCAGCAAGAGCATCACCATCGTTATCGGCCGTTGGCGAACTAGACTTACTGCCTAGATACCTGTCATCAAAGCTGTCTAATGCTGCAAGGGCTGCGTCTTTAGCCGCCACAGATGCTGCCTTGGAAGTTTCGCTTGCAGTCGCAGAAGTCGATGCTTCTGATGCTTTAGTTGTTGCAGTTGACGCGCTTGTCGATGCACTAGAAGCCGATGACGCACTATTGGTCTCCGCAGTTTCCGCATTAGTCTCTGCGGTTTCCGCTGCTGCCTGAGCTGCTATTGATGCATTCTTTGCAACTACACTTGCATCCTTGGCCACCACGCTTGCTGCCCGTGCAGTTTCACTTTCGCTGGCCTTTGTTGTCGCTGTAGCTGCGCTTGTAGATGCTCCAGACGCAGAGGTAGACGCTTCTGATGCTTTTGTTGTCGCTGTCGATGCAGCGTTTACACTTGTGACTTTTGAGGCTTCACTGGCTGTCGCTGAAGATGCCGCAGCAGTCGCTGAAGAAGCCGAGGCTGTCGCAGAGTTCGCCCCTGCGGTGGCACTGGTTGCACTATTAGTCTCAGCGGTTTCTGCATTTGTCTCCGCAGTTTCCGCTGCGGCTTGGGCTGCAACCGATGCATTCTTTGCAACTACCGATGCGTCCTTGGCAACCACACTTGAATCTTTAGCAGCTACCGAGGCATCTTTGGCAACAACACTTGCTGCTCTGGCAGTTTCACTATCGCTTGCTTTTGTAGTCGCAGTAGCTGCGCTCGCTGCTGCATTTGTCTCTGAAGTTGAAGCCTCTGCGGCTTTTGTTGTCGAGGTCGCTGCACTATTTACACTCGTAACTTTTGAAGTTTCGCTTGAAGCGGCACTGGTCGCCGCTGAGTTTTTTGAGACTAATGCTGCTGCCTCTGCGGTTTCTGCATTTGTCTCAGCAGTTTCCGCAGCATTTTTAGCGATCAAAGCGGCCTGCCGCGAAACCTCACTAGCTGCTGCCGAGGCCGCATTAGTGCTGACATTTGCAGACGCAGATGCGGCACTCGTAGCTGCTGAAGTGGCACTAGCTGCTGCTGCGGTTTCACTGGCTGCGGCTGCGGCTGTAGAACTTTCTAACGCAGTTGTATTTTCAGCACTGATGCCAGTGCCACCAAAAAACGAAGATTTAGCCATGTTTGGAGACTCTTTTTTATTTAAGTGTACGCTGGACGGATTTGTTGCAGAGTGCCTGATTGCTCTTGCTCAAAAGCTTGTGTTTGTATCTCTGAGCCGAACGCTGCGTACTTAGATTCCCATATGTCTGAACGCTCATCTAAATAATAATCAGACGCATAGGTCAGGGCGGCATAAGTTAAAAGGTCAGGGGCAATTTGGCTGAGTATGTTTTCATCACTGTCGGCCACTAGGTCTGTGAAGAGCGCGTAGTAGTTAAGCACCAAGTCACCGCCAGTAGGCTTCGGGTGTAGCAAAAAGCTACTGCCTTCTCTTGAGAAGAACAGTGGGTTACCTGTCTCGCCAGAAGCAATGTTCTGTTGCATTTCGCGCATAGGCAACTTAGTCAACGCTCGATTTAAATAGTAGATATCGATGGCTTCTAGGAAGTTGGTTGGCAAAGTTACTTTAGATGTAGCAGAAGTAAAACTGTAAGTGTGCTGGGCTTCCATCGATGGGATTCTCAGGCTTCTTTGTATCCTGGCGATACCCTGATCGATAAAAGTGTTAGCAAGGGCATCAGTGATATCTGAGCGATTAAGCAATGCTTTGAAGTGTGTACGGATTTGACCGTAGTTCATTTTTACACCTGCTTTTTAGTCGTTATGAATGCTTCTAAATCCTGTTGCTTTAGTCGCATCAAGATCGCTTTTGGGTCTTCTTTCATCATGTCAAAACCTTCACGAAGCCACTGCTCATAGACTGAGACAGGCACTTCAGCAACACTCATAAATTCACCTTCTTTTTGATTCAGTGAGTTTTCACGCTGTCTGCGTAGAGTGTCCAAGAATGACGGGGCAATATACTGGGTCTGTTCAATGACATTTTCATCGCCTTTGTGTTCAAACATAAAGCGGTTTTGAATATCATGGTAAATGTAATTATCTTTTTTTATCATGTTCGATGTCTCCTTAAAAAACTAAAAGAGGGAGCGGAGTATCTGGCAGGAAAAGGAGAGCAAAACCCCTACCGTCAACCCCGCCCCCAACTATTTAACTAGGACTTAAAATCAAGAAAGTCCTGTGATCATTCCGCTATCAGCGAAGCTTGTATGACGAACTGAAAGTTCCCCGATGACCATGTGTTTGTCGCTATCGCCATTTTTGGATAACAGTGTCCGAGAGAAAGGACGCAACACACATTGCTTAAACATTGTCGGATCAATCAGGTACGCATTGGTCGCAAGATTTTCACGATTAAGCACAACCTTGAAAGTGCCGAACGCGGTCACGAGTACCGATATGGTATTGACAAGTGTCTGGCTTGCGCCGATGTCTCGCTCACGGCCAGTCGCTGATGCAAAGCCGCCAATGATTAGACTATCAGCAGGCTTGATCATTAGAACTGTAGGATCAGAGCCGTTCATGTAGCAAGTCTGGGCAAGTGTAAGCAACTTAGCTTCTGTAAGAGGATCGGTAGAATTACTTCCACTATCTAAAGTTGTAGAAATTTGCTGATCGATTGAAGCCATCTTACGGGCAGTAGAAGCGTTAGTATTTACCGCTGCCTGAGAGACACCGACCATCGACTTTTCTACGTCTTTCTTGAGACTTTTTAAAACTTTTGCCAAATTATAGGCTGTCTCCTTTGCTCGTCCGTGGGTAGCCACTACGTCAGAAGTTGCAGATACTTGGAAAGACTCACCAATGATCTGAGTGACGTTTGAACGAGTTGTTGGTTGACCAACTGCGGTCATAGAGGCATCAGCCCCTTCAACTAGCGCAGTAGCGGCAGAAGCGCGTAGGGAATCTTCTAGCCAGTCGAAATTACGAGCAGATACTTTCTCGCTTTTGATCATGGTTTGGAAAGGCGTGGCACTTGGCGATATTGAAGTTATACTATTATGCACATCTTCTTTTTTTCCAACCATTGCATATGTGGTTAAGGTAGTCATTATTTATATCCTGTTAAAAGTGAAAAGATTTAAAAATTAAAAAGGGTTATTCAACATCCCAATTAGCCATTAGCATTTCTGCAATGTCATCTAAATCATT